ACACCTTTAACCGCAAATAACCATGCCCGCCTCTATCCGTCACATCGTCGAGTCTACGCTCGCGACCTACCTCTCGACCCAGACCGGGCTGACCACGGTCTCTTTCCTGACGGGCGATAACAACGCCACCCAGACCCTGCCCAAGGCCGTCGTCCTCTGCGACTCTGCCCGACCCCCCTCCAGCCTCCCTGATGGCGAAGGGAACTACGATTGCTCGGTCCGCATCACCCTGTTCTCGAACGCCGACGACACGACCCTCGCCGATCACCGCACCCGGTGCGCCGCCCTGGTCGGGAATATGCGTGACCTTGCCAGCATTAAGGCGGCCTTTGTCTCTGGCGGGGACGCGACTTGCTACGATGTGGGCATCATGTCGGAGGACGAAGGGGTGGACGAACGCAGCTGGGCGACCTCCTTCGGCTTTAGCGTCATGACCTGTCTCGCCCCGTAACGTTTCCAACCCCTGCAAAAGTAACTATGGCCGCCGTATCTACAGGAACTACTTGCCTCTTCGGTGTTTCAGGTACTGTCACCAACCTTTTCGTGCAGTCCTACACGGTTAACTCTACGTTCAACCTGTCGGGCACGGTGGTTGACGAGACTGGCTTAACTAAGACGGCCCGCTACGACGACCGCAAGACCGAGATTACCGTGGACGGCATTTGCAAGACTTCGACGATGCCCCTCCTTGGGGCAGACTTGGTCTTTACGATTAATACCGCCTCAGCCTATTCAAGCCCTGGCACGGCTACGGTATCTTACGAGGGTACGATTACGGCTATCTCGGAAAAGGGTTCTAACAAGGACTTCACTTCAGTCACGGTAACCGCAGTCTGCTACGAAGGCGTTGACGTTACTCCTGCCTAATTGACCCAGCCCCAAGTAGGGGCATAGTCACGGCGTGGACCCTCGTTTTCTTAACGCCTATATCGACCCGGCTCCCTTACGGATACTGGGTCGTTCGCTTTATCCGTGGTGCCTCAAGTACCGCGTCAGGCTTATGGCGTTTAAGTCTCCCCTGATTACGGGCGACCGCGGCATCACACCCGCCGACCTTATCTTCGCCTGCCAAGTGTGCGCCGAGGAGCAACTGGGTGGCCTTGGCTGGTTAGACAAGTTACGCATCCTAAGCCTCAACCGTAATCCTGCCAAGTTTGAGGCTCTGCTCAAGGCCTTCTCTGGCTATGCCCTTATCCACGACTGGCCTAAGTTCTGGGAACAGGACGGCAAAAAGAGCGGAGGCGACAACGGTTGCCCGTGGCCCCTGGCTATCGTCGCCAACCTGATCGCCTCGGGCATCGAAGAGAAGCGGGCTTGGGAGATGCCGGAGTGTCAAGCGGTCTGGCTTAACTCGGTCTTCGCTATGCGTAAGGGTGCAGAGCTGAAAATTATGACCCCAGAGGAGGAGGCCTTTATGGCGGCAGAAGAGGCGGCGGCTGCTTCCACTTCGGCAAAGGAGAAGACCGACTAACATGGCCCAATCACTCGAAGTAAACATCAAGACGACCTCGGACGTTCCCCAGGCTATGGACAAAGCCAAGGCCGCCACGTCTGGTTTTCAAAGTCAGTTAGACGCCATCGGTAAAAAGTTTAGCACGGCCTTCAAGGACATCGCTTTGGGCTTCATCGCCCCAATGATTATCCTTCAGTCAATTATTTCCTTTATCTCTGCATCTATTGCTAAGGCCAAGCAGGACGCCAAGGATGGCCTTGAACTTATCGCCAAAGGGGAAAGTAGGTTCTCCAATCCAGAAGAAGCTAAGGCTGGCAGATACTTTAAGCGCCGGGCAGAACTTAAAGAAGAGAGTCGCCTCGTCGAGACTGGTCGGGCTGAAATCACTAGCCAAGTCCTTGCGAACGAAGGCGGTATGTTTAAAGACTTTGAACTCCCTGAGAAGTTTATCCGGCAGTTAAAGGAAGGCAGCACAACCCTAGACGCCTTAGCAAAAAACAAAGAGGTGCAAGGCCTCGCGCTAGAATACTTCAACAAGACCGACGAAGGTCGCAAACTTTCCGAAAGCCTAGGGCTAGGTGCTAGTGCTGCAAAGGCAGAAACTATGAAGGATAGCCCTCTCGGCTCAGGCGTGATCGGTGTCGGCGCCTCTCCGCAGATTGCCTTGGCTATGGAGGCCAATACTAAGCTCGACAGCATCGACTCTAAACTCGGCGAACTCGTCAACGCGGGCATCGCCAGAGACCCGACCAAACCCCTTGGTCGCCAGTTCCCCCTCTACTCACCGGGTATGTCCCGCTAATTTATGGCAATCGTTAAAACAGGTAACAACCTAACCAACGCCCTGCAACAGCCAGGAGCAGTCGTCGCGAATGACGGCTACGGCCTGCTGACTTCTACGGTCACTTGGGTTGGTGACGACAACGGTACCCCCATCCTGAAGGGCTCCGACCACCCAGAGTTTGACTTTATGAAGGCTTGGAAGATTTCCCGCGAGTACAGGGCCGCCGAGTATGTCGGGCATAAGGTCGAGTACGTCGGCATCTGCACGGAAGCGGACGGGGAGTCGGAGTTCCCTGGTCTATGGACTGAAGCGACCAACACCATCGCCAACATCAGCGGGGCTGCATCCCTTGCGTCCGAAGGCATCACCTCGCACCCCAACTTCTTTGACGGCACTACACCAGTTGGATTAGATCCTGAAGACTTTATGATTGCCGGACACGGCACGGGCACGGGTTCGGCCCCTGTCTATCCATTGTCGACCTTAGTTGAAAATGAGTATGTCGGGATGAAAGGCGCACACTTTAAGAAAGTTGGTACGACCTATCAGTTCACAGGCTTCAAAGACCCTAACGTACTTTACCGCGGTTACTACGGAAAGTCCAACTACCTTGCACCGACCACCGGCCTGTCGGGCATCATCTACACAAGCAGCGACGCGGTTGTTCAGAAGTTTATCGAGAACGTCGGGCACAGTTCATTACTAAACGGCTGGGCGGCTGGTCCTCTGTTGGTCCCGACCTTCATGGGCGAAGACAACTGGGAAGGCCCGAACGGCGCTCAACTCCTTTTGTCGGGCGTTAACTTCGAGCAGTATGGGCACATCTACAAATGCTCCTACCAAATCCGTATTAACAAAGAAGGCTGGCCTCAAGCCGTCTACCCTCTATTCGTCTAACATGGGCTATATCCAACCGGGCACGGGCTACAACTTCGTCAACTCGGAGGACGGGGCGTCGCTTGAAATCCTATACCCCCCGTTAGATCCAAAAGAACTTTCTGAAACGCTCCTTCAGCAGTTCCAGATTGTAGTTCAAGGAGACCAATTAAAGGTCGTCAACGGCACAGCCTTGTGGGCTCCGCATTGGTTCAACGATGATGACCGCCCAAATCAATCGCTGTGCGCCAACCAGTCTATCGTGAATACCTACACTCTTTACACAGGAAGCACCGTGGTGGTCGGTACTGACTCCTCGTCTCCCTTCATGTCTGAGGGTGGCTACGTTACCCTATCCGTATAACCTATGGGAACCATCAATAAGAGCGGTCAGGCCAGCATCCGAAACGGCAAGTTAGGCACGACCACTAATTACTCGTTAGGTTCTACCGGCACGACCAATTACAGCCTTAACGCGGGTGGCGGCCTAGTCACCACACAATGGCTAATTGCTTCCATACCTTTTAGCCAGACGCTTATCCCAGGGGACACGATTGCCCACAGCTGGCAGTTAGGTTCTACTGGAACGACCGAGTACAATATGGGGGCGGGTGGGTCTAAGACCCTCAAGTATACCTTAGACCCGGGCGGTAACATCACCGAGTCAAACGGTCGCTTATCTGGCAAGACAGGCACCGCGTCCTATACTCTGGGCACGGGTTCGCAGTCCAACGTCACGGCTACGCTGGGCAAGGGCTCAACCCAGAGCTACACGGTGGGCACTGGTGGCAGCGCAACCATTACGATGGAAATCGCTGGGGTGCCTACGACCATTACCCTCGGCCCTGGAGACTCCTCTACGACCACAATCGATGAAGGCGCTACGGCTGTATTAGAGTCTGAGTCTGTTTACGACTCAGACGCCCCTCCAGAGGAGTCGATGGAATATGACGTTGGGGACGATGGCAGCACCGATAACACCTTTGGCGGCACCGTTTGGGATGTCTGGCTGTTTCAGCCTTACTTGGTTAACACCTTACCCGATCTGCGCACGGATTACAACCCCATCTGCGTGGTCATGCCTCGCGGCGAATACAACCCGGGCTGTCCTGGTGTGTTGCCGTCCTTTGTGCAGGATAACGGAGACTATGAACCGGGCACTAACTGCCGCTCTATCCTCATCGGTTCTGCTACAAAGAATGAAGACTCAGGCTTTTGGGATGTTACTCAAAACGCTATCGGAACGCTGACGTTTGCGACTGAGGAAAAGAAGGATAGCGTACCGCCAGAAGATGCTCCCGTGGCACCGATTGAAGTGGTTAACCATTATCAAACGGCTGTGTTCGGCTATGAAGGGTTCTGGAAATTACGCGTAGGCCGTGGCGGTAACATCTGGCGGCCTGTTAATGGTAACTGCGACAAGCAGCTGCGGACTGACGTAATTACCCCGTCATCCGTGGTCGGCCTTAATGTCGGCACGAACGTCGACAGCGCGTGGGCATCTGACGATGGGTATGTAGATATCTACGAGGAGTCAGACTACTACGTTTACGCGTATAAGGTGGAGGACGAGGAGGACGCTTACTTTTACATCTACGTTACTACGGACGGCACCTTAGACTCAGCCTGTCCAGTAGTCCTACCCGAAGAAATCGAGACACCTATCGTCACACATACGGTACAGGTAGTCCGTGTAGCCGTGGCTTACTTTGACGAAGGCCGCTGGCACGTCAGTCAGAAGGTGCTAGGCTCTATCGCTTGGCCTCAGAACGCTACGCCTGGCATCCCGCCTGAAGAGTATGTTAACCAGTTCGAGCTGAAGGCCGACCAAGTGGTTATTGGAGAAGAAACTTTTGA